AGTTCTTTTCTTTCTGCCAAGTTGGTTTTCTTAATAGCGATATTCAATTTTATTGTTGCGGAATCCAATAGAGCGTTCGGCAAATTTGTGGATTCATCGACTTCGAGGACTTTCGTGTCAAGGTAAAGACTTGGGTCTACTTGATATCGAGCAAAGGTTGTTGCGCGGAAATTTGCTTTTTTGAAGGCAGCTTTTGCTATCCTATATGGGCATTCAGAACACCGGGCAAAACCTGGTTCTCGTGAACCAAATGGACAATCCTCCGCGGTATATCCAGGAATTCCAAGACATTTATAATTGTGTTTACCAACTATTTTCGGAAGGTCGAAAAGATTTCCTTCCTGGATTAATGAAACTTGCGGCGACGTGAACAAAATATTACTAACAAAATATTCTTTTTCTAATATTTTTCCAAATATATATAAATCAAGAGTTTTTCCCGCAGCTGTTGGCGCATTTAAATTAATTATTTTATTTCCCGATTCCCAAGATTTTAGCATTTGGGTTATTGCTTTTTCTTGACCTGGTCTAAAAGAAGGATAAACATTATATTTTTGTAAATTCATTTTTGACAAAATATACACCTCACGAATGGATAGTAGAAATATAAAAAAATAAAATATGTTTTGTTATTCGCCTCGTTCCAATAAGTACTTTGTTGAAATTGCCTTAAATGATAACCTCCCGATTTTGTGATCGGTACTTTCGATTTCGGGTCGGAATACAAGACCTTCTCGTAATGTATCTGACAATACCGATTTTCCTGTTGCCATTTCAAGAAGATCATCTACGCTGTGATCCAAGGTTATTTGACCCAAATATGGAACCAAGAAATCTTTTCCCAGACCAAACGAATCAACAGTATCCCACATAGTAGCAACGTCAATATATTGGTGATTGGTCATGTCCCAGAAGTTAAATACACGGTAATAAATATCCGGTAACTTATATGGATTGCCTTGAATTCCGTTGCCAAACAATTCACCTTGTATAGCGATTGTGCTGCCCAATTGTTTTAGGATTTCTTCTATGTTGTGGTCAATTGCATATTTCCAGTATAAGTCGCCATTCCATTTGTGCTCGACATCTGGAGCCAAATCCACATTTCTTGAACAGACATGTAGCCCAGTTTCTGGATCTATATAGCAGGACATCGACGTGCCATCTAGTTTTTCTGTGACATGAAATGTTTTGCCTTTATGTCTTTCAAGAACATCAGGAATGTTTTGAACCCGTGTCTCATCAGTTTTGGGAACGGCTAACCTAGAAATAGAACACCGTATTCTACCTCTAAGACTAACTGGAATCGGTTTCTCATATTTCGTGATGCCAAGAACATTTGTTACGTCGAACCCATTTTCTAGTTCATCGAACCCAAATGGAACAGAATCCATACTATAATTTAGATTCCAATTGCCATTATTTAAAACATCTAGTGGAAAGCATATTCCTTGTGAAACCTGGCCTCTAAGCTTTACAGTTCTGATTCTATAATGTTTATCTTTTAAGAATTCAAATTCCGGACGTTCTGGCAAAACAGAATCAACTTCACAATAAACGACTTTGTCTCCAACTTCAAATTGTCCCTTTTTTACAACTACATTCCAGCCTTTTATACGAGCAACTTCTATTTTATCCGCACCGCTAATTGGGTTTAGTTCGCTGATGGTTTCAATGGATGCAAGAGTTCGAGTCATGTTATGTTATTATGACTTCTATCTATTTATATTTTTTGGACGATATTTGATTCTGTTAACCTATACATATCATCACCGCTTATTCCGAACTACCGCCAACAACCCGTATCCAGTTATGTCTTGAAAGGCGTCTTCCTCGCCCATATTATTATTTGCTACTCGAAAAAGTTTGTCAACGATACGTACAACCACCAAAGCATCTTCCATTTGATCAACGGAAATCCCATTTGGATACAAGACCTTTAAGACCTTTCCCGCGTTTCCAAATGAATTACCGTATTGCAGTTGCTTTTCGGCAACAAGGTTTCCAATAGCTTTAGCGGTGTTCTCGTAAATAGGATCTGGTTTTTGTTCCATATTATATCCATTTACGGTACAAGATACTGTATTTCTCAATTCACAATCCTTGCAATACACTGGCAAGTCATATATGTTTTGTGTACATCCAACAGGTTTTCCATTTTCTAGAATAATCATGGTTACACCTTTATAACTTCTTAATTAAATAGTTTTTGGTCACCACTGCAAATACGTCACAAACCCCAATAATCCGATCATAAACAAAAGATTATTGAAAAATTTATTCCAGCTGTTATCATAATCGTTATATCCACGCAATCCTGTTAAAATAAACACTACCATTACTACACCAAACACAAAATTAAAAATTTCCATACTAATCATCACTCCAATTTACTTTTTATGTAATTGATTGCTTTTTCGTTATCCTTGCACTGTGTCTTCAGCAAACTTTCAGACGATTCTTTTGTATCACCATCAACTACGCATATTATATATTTTTCTTCTATTAAACTTAATGTAGCTTTTATTATTTCATTTTCTTCCTGCAGTTCAATTATAAAGGCTTCCCAGGTGTCCCGTTCTGATGTAAAATTAGCATCTGGATTAATACTATACATTTCGTTGTTTATATAACATTTCATTTATATCGCCCGCCATACTAGTAATTACCAAAAATACATATTAACTGTAATGCTATTTATAGTTTTTGGTGGTTCACGTAAACCAAAAAGTACTTATACTAAAACATCCTATACAAACTTTGTGAAAACTATAATAATATCGGATTGTCACGGACAACCACACCTTATAACCAATGCGCTAAATCACGCAAACAATTGGAGTCGCCTAATTTTTTCCGGAGATATTTTGGACATTGGTCCAGATCCAATAAAATGTCTCAATATATTGAAAGAAAATAACGCCGAATTGTTATGGGGAAATCACGATGCAGCAATAGTCATTAATCGACCAATATGGCCGCAAAATACATTTGATCATGAAGCCAAACAAACCATTATAAATAACACGAATAACTTCAAGGTGGCAACCAACATAAATAACGTTTTGGTAACCCATGCCGGTCTATCAAAAAACTTTATGCACAATATGGACATAGATCTAAATCAGGGAATACCGGAAATTGTACAACATTTAAATAAATTAAATTTGGAAACCGTATGGTGTGATGATAGTCCACTATGGTATAGACCAAACAACAAAAATACTCCAATGCCAATTATGCAGGTAGTTGGACATACACCGCCTGAATGGATAGAAAGAAGTGGTTTCAAATCCGACAACTTTGTTAGTGTTGATCCATATTGTACTAAAAATTTTGGTCCGGATCGCTATCGATACGTAGAAATAGAAAACAACATTGCTACCCTTTATGATAGCAATGAACAACCAAAAGTTATAATGAGGACTACATGAAATTAATAGACCATTGCATAATATTTGCAACATATAAACATGCCGAACAAACAGACAAAAACGGATTGCCATACATTTTTCATCCGTTACGAGTAATGCTAGACGAAAGCCTTACAACAGAAAACCAAAAATGCATTGCAATTTGCCATGACTTACTAGAAGATACGGATACAACCATTAAGGACCTTCATGACATTGGAATGCCTGATGATATGATAACCGCTGTTGTAGCATTGACTCATCTAAAAAATGAACCCAATGAAACATATTGGCAACGCATCTTAGATGAACCGAGCGGCGATGCGAGACTAATTAAACTCGTAGATATAGAAGATAATACATCTGAAAGTAGAATGAATTGCTTGCCAGAAGAGGTTCAAGCAAGGCTAAAAGAAAAATACAATAAGGCACTACAATACCTAAATAACGTTGACCAAAAACTATAAATATTAATCACGTATTTAATATTGTGCCCAACACAAAGGAGGAAGGAAAAATTATCTTTTTCCTTCTTCTAATAACAATTATAAAGGAGGATAGATATGAAAAAACTAAATGACCATTTCAAAGAAATATTAG